TTCAAGTAATCCAAAAAGATAACATCAGGACTGAAGTTCTTTTTAAGTTTGAGTTCATTCAACAAATGGCGGAAGTGACCGCTATGAGCTGAACCTGTAGGGAACTCTTTAATGACAAGCTTACCTGTTGTCTTTGTTTTATATCGAGCCATACGCTTTTCAAATACATCACGAGGTACTTCAGCAACTTCGTCCAAAGTAATATCCATAATGTTTGCGTCAATACGACGGCCAATTTCTTCAGCAGCCATTTCCATTGTAATATACAGAACATTCTTTCCATACATCAAATGATTTGCTGCCATGTGACATTTAAGTAAAGACTTACCACCACCTGTTGTTGCCAACAAGACAGTCATAGATTTACGAGGTATGCCACCCTTTGTAATTTTGTTGAGGATATCAATATCAAATGGAATCCTTTCTTCTTTGCGATGATAATGTTCATAACGGTCATCGACATCTTCAAGGAAATCGTGACCGACCGATTGGTCAAAGCTAATACCTAAGCTATCAGATAACAGCCTTGGTATTTCGCCTTTCCCTTGGTCAGTGTTTTGTCCATCAAGAATTAGGATTGACTTTCGGATACTATTATATAAATCTTTGTCTTGACAAAACTTTTCTGTTTCATCAATCAAAAATTCTATATTGGTATCTTTATCAATAGACAGTTCACCTACTAATGCATGAACACCTTGATATGTATCTTCAGTCAGATCCTTTCTTTTATCAACAGCAATCTTTAAAGCTTCAAGAGAAGGCGGCTCCTTGTACTTTTCCAAGTAGTCGGAAGCCGTCTCAAATACTTTTCGTAAGACAGTATCATCGAAGTAATCTTCTTTCAGATAAGGATATACCTTTCGGCAATAATCCTCATTCAGTATCAGATTCGATAGTATCGTCTTCTCGAGCATTGTGTCCCTCCACGTTCGTCAGCTTATATCTTTTTTCTACAAATGCATTGAATGATTCACTTTGAATAAGTTGTTGAAAGAATTCATCATCCGTTTCAATGTCCTTACCTCTACGTTTCGGTTCAATGATTTCACCTGTTTCTAGGTCAGTCAAATTATACCAACCTTGTGTTGCCTTTGTAATATGACCAGAGTCAATCGCAAGATCCATTAAGGAACTCCACTTTTGAATACCTGAATCATATAATACTTTAAACGGCAGCTTTGCTTTTTCTTTTACATATCTTGACTTTTCGATGTTGATAGTAAACTTCCAACCTGCTAGGTCAGTACCATCTTTTTCTTGAGCCTTTGATATAATAAAGATTTGATTCGCAGAATAATAGATACCTGTTCCACCTGAAATAATGTTCTTAGGAAAGAGACCAATTTCTTTATAGGTGTGATTGACTGCGATACAAGGAATATCCTTCGTTGTCAATTTTGGGGTAATGATTCTGAACAATGACTTGAGTGCTTTTGCTCTCGACATATCCGCTACTGATTTTTCATTCATAGCATCCTCAACTTCTTTCTTCGAAGCAAGGTTACCGATTGAGTCAATCATTAGGAATACATTGTCACCTTTTGATACTTCATCCAATCTTTTTGTAATATCAAACTTTAATTGTTCAACATCTTCAATCGGAATATGAAGTACACGGCTTGTATCAATATCAAAAGATTCTAAATACTCAGGTGTAATACCATATTCAGAATCGTATAACAAAGCAACACCTTTCGGGTACTTTTTCAAATAAGCCTTCATACAATATAAGCCGAGCAAAGTTTTAAAACTTTTTGATTCTCCTGCTACAACTGTAAGACCTGGAATAAGACCACCTTTCAACGAACCACTGAATGCAATATTTACAATAGGTAGTTCTGTTTGAATAGGATCCTTATCTTTAAAGAAAGCAGAATCAGATAGAGCAGATGCCTGCTTTATCGACCCAGCCTTCAACATTTTATCGAGTAAACTCATATTATTCTCCACTTAAAATTTGATGCAACTTATCAGCGAACGCGTCAAGTTTCTCATATCGGTTTGGCCAATATATGTAATCCTTTTCTGGGTTTGCTTTTAAATTGTTCAATAGCGGTACAACCGCGTCATATATTAATTGAGCCTTAGCAGCGTTCTGTTCAGCAGAGGCAGATGTTGTTTCAACCTGTTCCTTTGCTTGTTGAACGACTTCCAATTCATCGGCATCAACAGCAGTAAAACCAAAATCAAAGTCAAGTATAGTGGTTTCTTTTTCTATAGACATATTGTCTCCTTAAAAAAGGGGGTACCGAGATACCCCCAACTGTTATTAACTACGTGCCAATTCCTTAAATATACTAAGGTCATCATCATCATCACTGGCAGTTGAGCCTACATCAGGTTCAGCTGTTGCCATCACAGGTTCGGCTGTATCGTTAGACATATCAGATAGGTCCAATTCATCAGCAGTTTCAGTTACCGGTGCAGAAGCAGTCGGTTCATCATTCTGTAAATCAAGAACACGGTAGAGTTTAGTTTTCAACTCGGCGTATGATTTAAAGTTCTTTTCAGAAACAATTTCTTCAAGAGAATGTTGCTCTCCCCAAATTCTTTCCAATTCAGCATCGTCATCAGACAATGGTGAAGCAGGGTCGAACTCAGACTTATCATAGTTTGGGTAACCTTCAAACTGTCTGATTTTGAGACGGAAGTTTGCTCCTTCCCAAAGGTCAAACGGATTTGTTGGATCCTCATCTTCGAAAGTCGGATTCATTAAATCATTCAACTTATCAAAGATTTTCTTACCGAATTGATAAAGGAATACTTTACCTTCATTCTCAGGATTGCCTGAATCTTTAACAACATAGATGTTAGCAGTATACTTCAGCCTACGCTTTTGTTTACGTGCTTGGTCTTTGTCAGATTCAACACCACTATTCCAAAGCTTAGAGTTAAACTCTGAAACAGGATCATCCTGATTTAATGTGGTGAGAGAGTTTTCGATATACCATAGACCTGTAGGTCCTTGGAATCCATGATCCCACAACCTTACGAAAGGCATTTCTTCACCTTGAGGTGCAGGCAAGAAACGGATTACTGCGAATCCATTACCAGCTTTGTCTCTCGTTGGTTTCCAAAATTTCCCTGCGTTAGGGTCTTGATATGATTTTGAAGATATCTTCTCAAGCTGAGAGTTCAACTTGTCAAGAGTCTTCGAGCGATTCTTCTTCAGAGAAGAGAAGTCAGTTAGTGCCATAATTTTTCTCCTTATGTATAGCGTTATATTGCGTAGTATTAAATATCAAACCGTTCTTTGACAATTGCCTTAAAACGATCTGTATCAAATTCCAAGAAAGGTTTATACTTTCTGGATTTGTCTATTATATCAAAACTAATATGTTTGTCAACTATTTTCTCACTCCAGTACGAAAATATATTCGCCATGAAAGTGAGAATAGTAAACGTCTCAAGACTAATCTTCTTTTGTAATAACAATGTCATCACATAAGGATGTTGTCCATCAACTGATATAAAGTTTCGCTTGTATTCATCGTTAAGATGAGCAAGCTCGGATTTGAAGACATAACCTAATGATTCTATCTTTTTCCTCCAATTCATATATCTGGCTTCGCCTTCGCTGTCAAGCAAATCACGTACCCAGATGTTTTTATTTATTAAAAGATTACTTAAAATGAGTCCTTGAACGTCATCTTTTTTCGCCAATTTTGCGAATGAATAGGCATCGCTTCGAGACATAAATGTTTCGTAGTTTGCTCGTACCTTTCCATTGTATTTAAAGTAATCGTAATTGTCCGTTGTAAAATGTTTCCTTAATGCTAAGAATTTAACATAAGCATTGAAACTATCATCACTCGCTAAAGTCTGTGATATCTTGTTCATCTTCCTTTTTCACCATTCTCAAAGTAACTGCTTCAGTCCGAATCTTTTCCTTTAGAATTGAACTCTTCTTTACAATTTGGGCAATCGTTTCAATTTCAATTCCATTCTTTTCGGAAAAATCGACTAGTGCGTCAATATATGGAACTCCTTTTGAAATGTGTTTACTTATCTCGTGGTGTATTTTATCTGGTGTTAGAGCTACGACGGACATATCAGTTTTTTCCTTTGATTCTTTTTTTGTCATGTATATCCTGTATTATATACTAATTAACTGAGTATGTCAATAGTTATTTTTGAAATGTGTAATAAAATAGACCGATAGAATAATTTCAACCGGATAGCTCTATTATACTACAATTTTGGTTAGATGTCAATCTATTTATTAAGAAATAAAAAGTGTCTATAAAGTGTCTATACTTCTTCGAACAGAACGTCTTCGACGTATTGATTCTTGCGCTCTTCAGTTATACCCATTGAACGTATTGAAGAATGAAGCATACGATTCATCTTTTGATTACGACAATATTTGTTCTGTGCTTCTTTTGTATTCAGGCAATCTAATTTTGAATGAACAGGATTACCCATCTCCATACAATAAAAGGTTACTAGGTTCAATGCCATTTGACAAAGTTGGTCGGTTTCTTCGCCTTCACGAATTGAACCTGCACCAACAATATTCTCTGAAAATATTTCTTGAGCCCAGTCAGGCATTTCCCTTGCCCTTGTCCAAGTTAAGTCATTCGTCTCCAATTTAAATTTATCTAAAAAGACATGACCTCTTTCGTGGAGTGGAGAGTAATCGCAAAAGCAACCTGAAATCTTTTTAGGATTCGCAACAATATCCAAACCAAAGATAGGAAGGTCAACATCAAACTCAGGAAAGACATTAATATGCATTAACCATAATTTGTTTTTACCAACAGGTTCAATTGTCTTTAAATGACATTTGCGAATTACGTCGCTTTTCCAAAAGTTATCTTCCCAACCATTTAGGTCTGCTATATGTTTAGGATTATCGTAACGTTCCATATAAGAATCAAATACAGAACTAATTTGTTCGGATAGATTTCTTAACCTATCAAAGAGTGGTGACTCAATCATCGTCTTCCCAATTACCCATCGTTCTTGCCATTGCGTAATTTTCTGGTTCGTAATCTTCTGCTTTGTTTCGATAGTTTTCCATGAGCTCATGAAATAATCGTTCTGCATATTCAAAACATATCATTGCTTCATCAGCCATTCCATCGTGTAACAGTTCTCTTACTTGTTTAATTAACTCTGCTCTGTTTTCAAACTCATACATCAAGCCTGCACCTGGTACATTTCTTTTAATGATTTGACCGCCGTGAGCATCACCAAAGTGTCTTACATATAAATGTGCAAGTAATGCTTCGTTATTACCATCTTCGAGAAGTTTGTGAATATGTTTATTATATTCTATCACAGATTCAAAGTTATCTTCAATTTCTTCTAAATCGTAAGTAGATTGTAATTCAGTTAAATCTTCTTCAATTAAAGTTGAACGAAAGATAGGTTCAAGCTCCATAGGAACCTCAACTGCTGATTCCAATACCATGTAATTTTGTAATTGAGCGTGTAGGTATTCTTGATAAAGTCTCGGACTGATTTGTCCTGAAAGCAACATATCGGCAAATTCAGTTCTTTCTGCGTTATCGTGGTGTTGCCTTGTTAATTCTTTTAAATTGTTCGCCATTTCGTTTCCTCATGATTTAATTCATTTTGTATATGAAAGTATTTATAAATAATTGCTGAACTCAATTGTATATATCTCAGTAGGAGAAAACATGAAACAGAAAGTACAATTTTGTGATGTAAAAGGTGATGCGGTCAAATTCGCAGAAATGGCAAAGATTGCCTATGAAGATGGTAAAGAAGCAAAGCCACACTTCAAAAGATTAGGTTATACCGGTCATAAGTTTATTGACAAAGACGGAGCACAAGCCCATTGTGTTTGGAATAAAGAAGAATTCGTTCTATGCTGTCGAGGTACTGAACCTACAGAACTCAACGACCTTAAGGCTGATTTAAATATTTGGCCTGATAAAGCTCAAGTCGGTGGTTGGGTACATAACGGTTTCCAAAATGAAATTGATGATATCTGGGAAGACGTCATGAAAGTATTTGGAAAATATTCAGACAAGAAAATTAGTATATGCGGACATTCACTTGGTGGAGCAATGGCAACAATTGCTGCTTCAAGATTGAAAGTACATAAGCCTGTATTATATACGTTCGGTTCTCCGAGAGTAGGTAATGGAGAATTCGTAAAGAACATGGGAGATGTTACACATTATCGTTTTGTAAATAACAACGACCTCGTAACTGTTATACCACCTTGGTTTATGGGTTATCGTCATCACGGTCAAGTTATGTATTTTAACTATAATGGTATCATTAAGAACTTAGCTTGGTGGAGAAAGTTAAAAGATAAATTACGTGGCATACTTACCTCTTGGATTAAATTAAAGCCCTTTGACGGACTTTCCGACCACTCAATGGATAACTATACAAAATATACTAAGGACAACTAATGGACATTATAGAGCGTTTATTCTCTGATACATTATGGATTTATACAGCAATCCTCGGTTCAATCGCAGGCGCAGGTTTCTTGTTTTGGTTTAAAGATACAAGAATGGCACTATGGGCGGTTGGCAAGTTTGATTCTTTTTTAGAATATTTAGTTGTAAGATGGGGTTGGACTTGGTTAATGTCAGATCCTTTAGCTTGGAGAAAAAAGTATCCACATATTACAACAAAGATTGATGAACTCGAAGATAGGATACAGGATTTAGAAATAGATTCGCATCCTCCTATTGCTCCTGAAGGTGCAACTGAGCTTAAAGGTTTAATAACTGAAATTGAGCAGAGACTAACAAAACTTGAAAAGAAAAAGTAATGGAACTAACTGATGCAGCGATATCTCAAGCGATTAAAAGAACGTCAGGATCGCAACCTAGTTATATTAGAATCGGTGTTACTGCTGGTGGTTGTGTTGGGTATGAGTATGTTATTGAATATGCTGATGCAATAAGTAACGACGATAACATAACAGATTATGGAAAATTTAAATTAGTTATAAATGAAATGTCAAAACCTTTCTTAGAAGGCGCGACATTAGATTTTACAAAAGAAGGATTGAATGAATCATTTAGAATTATCAATCCAAAAGAAACCAACTCATGTGGGTGTGGTGAATCAATAGGATTTTAAAATGGAATTTATATTATTAGCAATTATGCTAACTTCGGTGACCTACTGTATAGCAAGCTTGTTATTCATTAAGGAAGGAAGTAAAGGTATCACTAAACCATACGTATCCAAAGACGGTGTTAAACATACTGCTCGAAAGACTCGTATAGATTATATTGTTTAGTGCAAAACAAAAAAGGAGAAATATATGTTAGATTTAATTAAAGACAGGTTGAAAGAAAGAACGTCATTAGATGGTGGAGTGCTAATCGCAATATGTGGTTCTATTCTATTATTTGGTGGTATTGTCAAACTTGCAGCATGGCTCGGATTAGGCTGGGGTATATACACATTGGTTAAAGGCGAAAAATAATGGAAGAAGAATTAAAATCAAGCGGACATCATCCTGCTGATACAAATGGAGACGGTAAAGTTTCCAAGGCCGAAGAGG